ATGGCCCAGGCCTCTCAGTTCGTCATCTCAGAATTCACGAATCCCTCCGGGGAGATCGTTTTCCGCGTCACCGGTTGGCTCGACGGTAAGCGCATCCGCAAAAACTTCCCGACCCGCGCCGACGCCGTCGCCGAGCGCCAGACCCTGGACATCCAGCGCGTGCAGTCGGAAACCGGCGTCCGCACCGCCGCCACCCACCTGACCGATGAGCAGCTCCACGAAGCCGAGGCCGCTTTCCGCCGTCTCGCCGACGCGCCCAAGTCGCTCTCGTTCTACCTCGACTACGCCCTCGCCAACTATCGTGCCCCCGAGCGCGAGATCACCGTTGCGGCGGCCGTCGAGACCTACCTCACTACTAAGAAGAAGGAGCACGCCAACGGCATGCTTTCCGAGTGCCAGCTCAAGGACATCCGCGTCCGTCTCGATTGCCTGGTCGAGTCCTTCCCCCGCGCTTCCCTTTCCCAGCTCTCCCGCGAGACCCTTGCCGCCCATTGCCAGCGCGGCAACCCCAAGCCCAAGACTTTCAACAACCGTCGCGGCATTCTCTTCACCTTTTTCAAATTCGCATTCTGTCAGGATTGGGTTGCCGCCAACCCGCTCGAAAAAGTGCCCCACCTGCGCATTGCTCATCGTCGCGGCTCTGCCAAGACCCTGACCGCAGAGCAGTGCGCGAAGCTCATGCACCACGTCGAGCAGATCGACGGCGGCAGCCTCGTCCCGTTCTTCGCCCTCGCACTCTTCGCCGGCATCCGCCCCTGCGTGCGCACCGGCGAGATTCTCAAACTTAAGCCAAGCGACATCCGCCTTGATACCGGCGTGATCCTGATCGAGCCCGAGGTCTCGAAAGTCCGCATGAAGCGCAACGTCACGATCCACCCCAATCTCGCCGCGTGGCTCCGCGCCTACCCGCTCGACCGCTTTCCAATCATTCCCGCCAACCTCCAGCACACCCGCGCGGCGGTCGCCAAAGCCTTCGACCTTTCCCACGACGTCATGCGGCACACGTTCATTTCGATGCACGTCGCCAAGTTTCGCTCGATGGGCGAGGCCGCTTTGCAGGCCGGAAACTCCGAGTCGATCATCCGCAAGCACTACCTCGACTTGAAGACCTCCGCCGAGGCCGACCGCTTCTTTCAAATCAAATCAGTGCTCCGCCGTGACCCGCTCGACATCGCCCGCGCGCAGTTGCTCGGCGTGCTCACCGCCGAGGCCGCAAGGCCCCAGGCTTCGCCGCCCTTGGCCTTCGCCGCCTGACCGCACGGCACCCGACCCGCACCCTCACCGGTGCGGGTTTTTCGTGTCTTCACCTCTCAAAACAGAGTGCGGCTTTCGACATCACCGTCCGGCATGAACTCTCCCATCACTTCCTCTGCCGTCCCGTCTACTCTCGTTCCTGCGCCCACGCTCATCGACATAGTTGCCCTCCGCACCTGTGGCATTTTCCCCGTCAATAACGAGCCCTCCATCCGCACCCTCCGCGAGTGGACGCGCCGCCGCCGCATCCCCCATCACCGCGTCGGCCACTTCGTCTATTACGACCCTGCCGAGGTTTCCCACCACATCCGCACGAAGCTCAAGATCCCCGCTCGCGGGTAACTTCGGGCAAATCGGTCATACGTGACCGGAATGAAATTCATTCATATTTGGTCGGGCTTGCCGCAACTCCATAACAGTCCACTCTCGGCGCACTTCCAGCAGCCGCCAACCGCGCCCGCTCCCGGTCGCGGTTTTTTCGTCTCCAACCATGTCGAACTACAACCCGCGCACTTTCACTTCCCTCGGCCTTCTTCGCTCCATCCCGGCCGCCCTGCTCCACCAGTTTTTCACGCCATACCGCGCCTACCTGGAGTCGCAGAAATTCGAGTGGCCGACAGACCCCGAAACGCTCGACCACAAAGTCCTTCACGAAACCCTTCTCAAGCCCGCAGGCCCCACGCCCAACAAGAACCTGGCCGATGCCATGTTCATCGTGCACGAGATGGCCGACGATGCCGGCGTCTCCGCCTTGGTGGACGCGATCCGCGAGAAAGATCCGGCGTTCACCAAAAACAAGGATGTCGAGGCGGCGGTCTTCGTCATCCAACGCTGGTTGCTCGATCCGGTGTTGGTCGAGAACACCAACGCCCGCCGCTACGCCCGCGAAAACCGGAGCTTCCGCTCCTATCGCACGCAGCTCGATTTGCCCGAGGGCCAACTCGATGACGCAACCTTGGCCGAGTTTTGCGATGAAATCGCCGAGCGGCTCGCCCCGTTCTATCCGCGCGAAAGCATCAAGCTCTACCAGTTCCCCGAGAAGGACTCGAAATCCATCCGCTTCCTCGTTCGCCACGGCGGCCCGCTCGTCCGCGAGGGCATCGTCAAGGCCGACGCTCCGGGCGAATCCGACAGCACGCTTTTCCGCCGCGAGGTCTTCGATGTCATTGTTTACGATCCCGAAAACGACGAGGTGCGCGTCAGCGGAAAGAAGCGCGACGCCGAACTCTACACCCACGCGTGCGGCGCCCATTTCGTCGCGAACGAGGAGGCGTTCCCCGACACCGACAAATACACGCTCGAACCTCTAATTAAAAAAGGCGAACAGGCTCTCGCCTGCGCCCATGTCGTCGGGCTGAAGAAAATCACGCTGATCGAACTCGACGTGTATCTCGGCGGCACCCTCTCGGAATCCATCGTCTATCGTTCCGATAACCTTTTCAAATCCGACCGCCTCAAAACTGATGCTTTCCACCCAGGTCGCATCATGCAGGCCGCGACCTTCGAAGTCGCTTTCACCAATGCAAAACACACGCGCACGGTGAAGATCGAGACACCCAACAAGGCCAACCTCAAACGCGACAACGACGGCAAGCTTGTTGAGCAATGGCTCCGCACTGCCGGTTTCATTATCGAATTACCTGACGCCGAGGAAGCGACACCCACTGATGCCCCCGCTTTGGCCGAGGTTTCTTGAGCGCCTGCCATTTGTGGCAGACCTCGCCGCCGTGCCGTCGGAGTGGCACGGGCACCTTGGCGCGGACTGCTTTCGTTCGCTGCCAGGCTGCGTTTTTCACAACACGCACGAGGCCGCGGGCACTGTGCCGTGCAAACAACCGACCCGCTCTTGCCGTCGTCACCATCGCATCGAGGAAGAGGACGACGGCCGTCTTGTCGCCTGTCCGCAGCGCGGGGCCGACTGCCGCCCATTCACCATCACGCCAGAAGAGCGTCTCGTCTGGCGACTGGACTTGCCCGGCTTCATGGCCGAACTCGCCGCCGCCCTCACGCTGGAAGGCCCGGCGGAGTCGCTAACCCCGACCCTGTGGCGCATCGGCACGGCCACCAAGTTCAACGTCCCCATCCTGTTTTCTCTCGCACGTAGTGCGTCCGACCATGTCCAAAACGTGAACTTCGTCGCAGTGCGCCGTCTTGAGCGTCCCGTTTTCTTCGTGCCCACGGCCAGTTCGGCCCTTCAACCCGTGGCCGACGCACTAAAGGCCTGCAGCGGTCGGCTTGGTGTTATCGGTGAGTTTATCGCGCCCGACCCCAAGGGAGGTTTCTCCGCCACGCTCGAACTCTCTGAGTGTTGGTCAGATCTCGCCCGCGAGCCCGACCGGGCGGTGGCAAAACTGCCACTGCCTTCCGGAGCCACGTGGGGACAATTCGTTGTCACGTTACTCGCCAACAGCAAAATCAACATCTCGCACACGAGCGGCGACCCCCAGCGCACCTACACTCGCGCCGAACTCAAATTTGAGACGCAGGCCGGAGGCGACACCGAAGACTGGACGATGCTTGAGGTCATAGCCGATCACGGCTGCATCCCGATTCGTCCGCAGTCCGCAGGAAAGCGCGACGATGACGCCTACAATCGCGTGAAGGGCATCACCGCAAAGCTTCAGCGTGCCCTTCCACTCGCAGGACAGGCTTTCAAAAAATCAGATACACCGTTGCACGGCAGTCGCAGCCGAGCACGCCTCACCGGTTACTGGCCGCTCCTAAAAATCCGGCGTGAAGCTGATCGAAAGAAGTTCAATTTGGGTAATTACCCAACTGATCCAGACGACCTCGTCGGCGACGATCCGAGAGAGCGCGATAGATAATAAATCATTGGTTTAAGGCCGCTTGCACACCGCAAGCGGCCTTTTTCATGCCCTCGTTTTTGGGTGTTTTGGGTAACTACCCCCGAGCCCACGTAACCCTTTCACATCCGCAAGACCTCCGCCGCCAGCGGAGCCGAGCGGGGAGGCTCCGGGGTTATGCTTCCCCGCTTGGCGACTGGCGATTTCGACACCATGTCCGTTCCTCCCGTCAGCAAATCCACCGCGCCGATCTCGATCACGCGCGGTCTCATCCAGAGCGCAGCGCGCCTCGCCCTCTACGGGCCCGAGGGCGTCGGCAAGACCACCATCACCGCCGGTTTCCCCGAACCGGTGTTCATCGACACCGAAGGCGGCACCGCTCACCTCGACGTCGCCCGCTTCCCTCGTCCCCGTAACTGGGCCGAGTTAATCGCGGCCATCAACCACCTGCTCACAACCGAGCACGGTCACAAAACCCTCGTCATCGACTCCATCGACTGGGCCGAAAAACTCCTCATCGAGGAAGTTTGCCGGAAGGCCAACAAGGACGGCCTTGAGGATTTCGGTTACGGCAAGGGCCTCGTCTATCTCGCCGAGGAGTTCGCCCGCTTTCTCGCCCTGCTCGAAAAGCTCCGCGACCGCGGCGTCCACGTCGTCCTCGTCGGTCATAGCACCATCCGCAAGTTCGAGGCCCCCGACGCGGCCGGCGCTTACGACCGCTTCGAGCTGAAACTCGCCAAGCAGGTCGCCGCCCTCGTCAAGGAGTGGGTCGATGCTCTTCTCTTCGTGAACTTCGTTACGAAGGTCACCGAGAAGGACGGCAAGCAACGCGCCGTCGGTGGCCGCGAGCGCGTGATCCACACCACGCACACCGCCGCTTGGGATGCGAAAAATCGCTACGGTCTCGACGAAAAACTCCCCTGCGTCGCCGCGTCCCTCGCGCCGATCTTCGCCCGCGTCTCGGCTCCGCCCACGCCGCCGCCGACCACTCCGGCCCCGGCCGCCGCAGCGCCTGCGCCCGTCGCGAGCGCTCCGGCTCCCGCTCCCCGTCCCGGCCCCGTTCTCCTCATCACCCAGGAGCAGGCCGCTAAACTCGATCTCTACTGGACGACGCTCAAGAAAACGCCCGAAGACCGTGCCAAGGCCTTCGCGTGGGTCGGCTGCGACAGCATCGACCTCCACTGGAACGAACTCACCGCCGACCAGGCCGCCAAGCTCATCTCCAAACTCCAAGACCAGATGAACAAGATCGCCGAGGCGTCCACCTCGACGGCCGCCAAAGCCGGCAAAGGAGGTGCCCGATGAGCACGTTCATCTTCGACATCGAGACCGGCCCGCGCTCCCGCGCCGAACTCGCCGAGTGCGTGCCCACCTTCGAGGCACCGTCCAACTGGAAAGACCCCGAGAAAATCCGCGCCCATGTCGCGGAGAAGGAGGCCGAGTGGTTCCAATCCGCCGCGCTCTCCGCTCTCACCGGTCGCGTGCTCGCCATCGGCTATCTCGATGCGGTCACCGATGAACTCGGCTACTTCGCTACCGGCGACGAAGCCGCCGACCTCGCCGCCTTCTGGCGCTTGGTCGCACCCACCGGCTACCTAAACGCCGACCTCATCGGTTTCAGTTCCAACCGCTTCGACCTGCCGTTCCTGATCCGCCGTTCCTGGCACCACCGCGTGCCCGTCCCGGCCGATCTCGTCTCCGGTCGTTGGCTTCCGTCGCAGTGCCGCGACGTGCTCGACTGTTGGCGCTGCGGCAACCGCGAGGACTCCGTCTCGCTCGACCGCCTCGCCCAGTTCCTCGGCGTCGGCCGCAAGAACGGCAGCGGCGCCGACTTCGCCTCGCAGTGGGCAACCGATCCCTCCGGTGCGCTGGCCTACCTCGCCAACGATCTCCGTCTCACCCGCCGCTGCGCCGTCGCGCTCGGCCTCATCGCAGAAACCCAACCCTCCCTCTAATCGCCATGAAATACACTTCTTCCAACGAAGCCCCGAAATCCTACCACCTCCCCGCCGGTGACTACTCCGTCACCATCGTCGAGGCCTCCGAAACTGTCTCGCGCTCCACCGGCGCGGACATGATCAAGCTCACGCTCGACGCCGAAGCTCCCGACGGCGCTACCGCCAAGGTCTTCGACTACCTCGTCGCCTCCGCGTCCTCGGCCTGGAAAATCGACGCCTTCCGCCGCGCCCTCGGTCACGAGGTCGTCCAAGGCGAACCGGTCGAACTCGCCGCCGAAGACCTCATCGGCCGCACGCTTCGCGCCCGCCTCAAGGTCGAGGAGTTCAACGGCCGCGCCAACAACAAGGTCGAGGCTTGGCTCGCCCCGCTCGCGACCTCCGGAAACGCGCCCGCGCCGCGTGCCTCTGCCCCGACCGCACCCACCACCAAACAGGAGGACTCCGCCAATGAGCCGTTTTAACCTCCGCCCTTACCAATCGGCGTGCGTCGAGTCCGTGCTCACGAAGTTCCGTGAGCGCGGCAAGTTGCTCGCCGTCCTCCCGACCGCCGCCGGAAAAACCGTGATCTTCTCGCATACGGCCGAGCGGTTCCAGCCAGGTCGCACGCTCATCCTCGCCCACCGCGAGGAGCTGCTCACGCAGGCCGCCGACAAGCTCACCCGCGCCACGGGCATCGTCGCCGAGACCGAATGCGGCGACGACTACGCCAGCCTCACCGCGCCCGTTGTCGTCGCCTCCGTCCAAACCCTCATGCGTGAAAAACGCCTGCACCGTTGGCCGCGCGATCACTTCAACCTCGTTGTCGTTGACGAAGCCCACCACGCCCTCGCCGACAGCTACCGCCGTGTTCTCGCCCACTTCGACGGCCACGCCAAGGTGCTCGGCGTCACCGCGACCCCCGACCGCGGCGACAAAAAGAGCCTCGGCGCTTACTTCGAGGACATCGCGTTCGAGGTCAGTCTCCACGAACTCATCGAACAGGGTTATCTTGCCCGCATCGCCGTCCGAACGATGCCGGTCGAGATCGACCTCGCCAGCGTCCGCACGCTCGCCGGTGACTACAGCGACGCCGACCTCGGCGACGCCATCGAGCCGGCCCTCCGCGAGATCGTGTCGGCCATGCGCGCCGCCATCGGCACCCGTAAGACCATCGTCTTCCTTCCGCTCATCCGCACGTCCCGCCGCTTCGTGGAACTCTGCGAAGAGGCGGGCCTCTCCGCCGCCCACATCGACGGTCAGAGCGAAAACCGCGCCGACATCCTCGCCCGCTTCGCCGCCGGTGAATTTCAGATCCTCAGCAATTCGATGCTGCTGACCGAAGGCTTCGACGAGCCCTCCGTCGCGTGTGTCGTCTGTCTCCGCCCGACCAAGATCCGAGCCCTCTACGCGCAGATCATCGGACGCGGCACGCGGCTTCACCCCGGCAAAGAAAACCTCCTCGTCCTCGACTTCCTCTGGATGACCGGTCGCCACTCCCTTGTGCGCCCTGCGCACTTGGTCGCGTCCACCCCCGAGATTGCCGAGGCCATGATCGCCAAAGCCGCAGCGGCCGGCGACGAGGAGCACGACCTCCTTGCCGACGAGATCGACGCCAAGGCCCAGCGCGAGGCCGCTCTCGCCGCCGAGCTGGCCGCGCACGCAAAGCGCGCGTCCCGCCAGCTCGATCCGGTCGAGTTCGCCCTGTCCCTGCACGAACTCGACCTCGCCGAATACGAGCCGACCATGCCCTGGCACAGCCAACCCGCCTCGCCCAAGCAACTCGCCTTGATCGAGCGCAACGGACTCGACCCGGCAGCCATCCGCGACAAAGGCCACGCCGCCGCGATCATCGACCGCATCCTCGCGCGGCGAAACCTCGGCCTCGCCACGCCCAAGCAAGTCGCGTGTCTCCGCCGCAACGGACACCCACGCCCCGACCTCGTCACCTTCGACGAAGCCGGTGCCTGGATGAATGACCGCTTCGGCCAACAACGGAGGGCTGCCTGATGCCCCTGCGCTACACGTCGCCGTCCGATTGCGCCGGGCCGCTCGACCTCATCGAGCGTGCCCGGCGCTACCTCGCCAAGATGCCGCCCGCCATCTCGGGGCAGCACGGCCACGACCAGACATTCGCCGTAGCCTGCACCCTCGTGCAGGGCTTCGGCCTCTCCGTCGCCGAGGCCGCCCCTCTCTTCGCCGAGTATAACGCCCGTTGCTCGCCCCCGTGGTCGGAGCACGACCTCGCCCACAAGCTCACCGACGCCGACCGAGCGTCACCACCCACCGAAGGACGCGGCCACCTTGCCCGCTCCACCGGCCCCGCGTCTCCACGCCCTCACGCCTCCCCCGTGTCCACCACCGCCACACCTTCCGCGCCCATCCCCGACGCCACCCAGTTCGAGACCTTCCTCCGCGCCTGCTTCGAGCCTGCCGACGTGCTCTCCATCGCCCCCGGCACGCTCCACCCCGAATCCGAGCGCGCCATCCCCGAACACGGCGGCGTCAACACCCTCAGCCGCGACGCTTGGCTTGAGCGTGCCACCTCACGCGGCGGCATCGCCCGCGTCTTCACCTCCCGCCACGGTCTGTTCATCCGCATTAACCCCGTGCGCTCCGGTGCGGACGGCACCGACGAGGACGTGACGACCCTCCGCCATGTCCTCGTCGAGAGCGACGCCATCCCTAAGGCCGAGCAGGAGCGCCAGCTCCGCGCCTCCGGCCTGCCCATCGCCGCCCTCATTGATTCGGCCGGCAACTCCGTCCACGCGTGGGTGCGGATCGACGCCAAGACCCGCGAGGAATACCACGCCCGCCGCGAGAAGGTTTGGTCTGCCTTGCCCGGCTTCCAGATCGACAAGGCCAACAAGAATCCCTCCCGCTTCTCCCGTTGCCCCGGCGGCCTGCGCGGCGAGGGCGTGCAACGCCTTCTCGCCGTCAATCTCGGCTCGCCCAGCTTCGCCGATTGGGAAGCCACCCACGAGGACGCTCGCGACATCGTCGCCGCGTCCACCTTCTGCGACGAGGACGAGCCCGATCCGCCTCAGCTCATCGAGGGCATCCTGTTTCGAGGCGCGAAGATGATTATCGCCGGGCCGTCGAAGAGCCGGAAGACGTGGAATCTCACCGACCTCGCCATCTCCGTCTCCCTTGGTCGCCCGTGGTGCGGCTTCACCACGCGCGCCTCTGCCGTTCTCTACGTCAACCTGGAGATTGCCCGGTTCAGTTACCGCAAGCGCATCCGCTTCGTCTGCGCAGGCCGGGGCTTCACGCCCTCCGACCTCGCCCGCTTCCACGTCTGGAATCGTCGCGGCAAGGACAACGAGATCAGCCAGCTCTCTGCCCGCCTTCGCCGCCAGGCCGCGCGCGTCGGGGCCGACCTCATCATCATCGACCCGATCTACAAGACCTACGGCGACCGGGAGGAGAACTCGAACACCGAGATGGCGCAGGTCTTGAACGAGCTGGAGAAGCTCGCGCAGGACACCAGCGCCGCCGTTCTCATCGCCGCCCACTTCCCGAAAGGGAATCTCACCGGTCGCGACGCCATCGACCGCGTGGCGGGGGCATCGGTCTTCGGTCGCGATCCCGACGCCCTCCTCATCATGACGCCGCACGAGCAGCCCGACGCGTTCACCGTGTCGCCCATCCTCCGCGACCTCCCGCCCCAACCCGAGTTCGTCATCCAGTGGACGACGCAGCACTTCGAGCGCATCGCCGCCGATCCCAAGTCGGTGCAGGGTCGCGACACCAAGCCCGGCTCCGGCCGGCGTGATGTTGCGTTCTTGCCGGGCAGTTACCGCGCCCTGTTCTCCGCCATGCCCCCACTCGCGAACTCGGCCAATCCCGAGGAAAGCGCCGTCATCGCCTACATCGCCGAAAAGTTAGCCAACGCCGGAAAAGACTCATCCAAGGCCACGTCCGTCTTTCACAGCATCCGGCAACCGGAGCGTGGAATTCTCGTTTTCGACCGCGCCAACAAAACATGGAAGGGGGTAAATTATGAGCCCGGCACCTGATCTCCGCACCACCTGCCGCACCACTGGTGCCGTGTCCGGCACCACCCGTCTCCTTAGCACACTTTTTCCGCTGCCGGTGCTAGGGCGGGGGGCTGCACCTGGTGCTATTCTTCTAAAGAAGAAGAGAGCGAGCTACGCTAACGCTCGCCTCTCTTCTTTCGAGGGGACGGACAAACCGCGCGCGCCGTTCATGGCCCAGTCAGGAGGTGCCCGATGAACTCCCGCGAAAAAGGAAAGCGCGGCGAGCGCCGTTGGCGTGACGTGCTCCGCGACGCCGGATTCCAGAAGGCCCACCGCGGCGTCCAGTATTCCGGCGGCTCTGACTCGCCCGACGTCGCCTGTCCCGAGTTGCCAGGGATTCACTTCGAGGTGAAGGCCGTCGAGGCGCTGAACATCTGGCGCGCGATGGCCCAGTCCATCACCGACGCCGGGGATAAGAAGATTCCCGTCGTCGCCCACACCCGCAACCGCTCCGGCTGGCTCGTCACCATGCGCGCCGAGGACTGGCTCGCCCTCATCCGCGAGTCCGACCACGTCGCGCCGCCCGAGGCCGGGGTCATCGCCGTTCCGCCCACCACCGAGGAGGCCGCGCCATGACCTACGCCGACCGCCAGGCCGAGCGCGATTCGGCATACTCCACCGCCTACCGCGATTGGGTCGCCTCCCTTCCTCCCGCCGAGCGCGCCCAGCTTGCGGCGGGGGGCTTGTCCGAACCCGACGCCACCCGCCACACCTGCACCCGCCAGCACGACGACGCTACCCTCGACCGCACCGCCGCGCCCGAGCCCACGCCCGACGACGTTGCCGAGTTGGCCGACGAGCCCGCCCCTGTCTCGCCCTCCACACCCACCGACACCACCACCGCCGCCGACGTGCTCGCCTCGTTCTGTGCCCGCATCCGTTCCCACCCGAACCCGCTCCTCGCCTTCGATGCCGCCTGTTTCGCCTCCGGGCTCATGGACGTCGAAGGCCTCAGCGAGACCGCCCTCGCGAAGCGTCACCGCGTCACCCGTGCCGCCTTCTCCAAACTCGTCGTCGCGTGGTCGGAGACCTTCGGCCTCCCGCCCTCGCGGGGGATGCGTTCGAAACGCGCCCGCCACGCCTACCGCCAAGCCCGATTGACATCCCTCGCCCAACACCATGACCAAGCCCAAACCTAAGCTCGTCGCCGCCCTCGAAGTTCTCCCGCCCGACACCACCGCTCCCGACACCCAGGGGGCTATGTTGAGCATCGACCTCTCCGCCTCGATTAACGCCGCGTTCGCCACCGCCCGCACCGCCGCCGACTCTGCCACCAACGAGGCCCGCGCCGCCATCACCGCCGCCGTGCAGTGCGGCGACCTCCTTACCCGCCAGAAGGCCAGCGTGCCCCACGGCACTTGGCTCGATTGGCTCGCCGCCCATTGCCCCGACATCTCCGCCGAGACCGCCCGCCGCTACATGCGTCTCTCGAAACGGTCACAAGTGACCGATCTCACCGACGCCACCAGTCTCCGCCAAGCCTACCTCGCCACGGGGGTTCTTCCCGAAGAACCCCCTCGCGACAACGAAACCCCCGACGCCAACGCCCCCGTCGTCACCTTCACGCGGGGGCTTGATCAATTCCGCCGCTGGTTCCACCGCCGCACCGAGGACAAGCCCCTCGCCAAGTGGACGCCCGAAGCCCGCCGACTCCTCCGCAACGAACTCGCCTGGTTCAAGAAGCTCCACGACGACCTCGCCGCCTGACAACGCCCGCGCTCACTCCGTTCGCTTGGCGCATCGCTCCCGCGTCCTCGCCACTCCCCCAACAACACGCCTCGTTGTCCTCCTTCGCCCGCTCCCGTTGGTCGCTATGCACAACGCCTGCGGTCGCTCCGCTCCCTTGGCGAACGCCGCTAACGCGCTCCGTCGCCGCGTCCTCGATAATTCGCCCGCAGACGGTGACGCTCGGCCTCCCTCCATTCCGCTCCGCGCTACCGTTCCGCCTACGGTGCGCCGACTCCGCCCAGTCGGGGGCCGCAACGCCCTTCGCCCCTGCCGTCGCGGATCTCGCCGAGCCGAGAACCGCGCCGCCTCGCTTCGCGAACGGGGCTGCGGTCGTCGCGGCTGATCCCCGACCCGGCGTCGCCGTCGCCCCTTCGGCTCCACGTCCGCACTCCGCTCCATTCCGGTCGCCCGACCGTCACCGACTGCTCGACTGTCCGGCTCACAACGTCTCCCGCCCCAAACCAACGCCAGCGCGTCGAGACGCCGTCACTCGGTTCCGCGCCCGCCAAGGCGGGTGCTCACCGAGCGCCGCCGACTCGCCGGGCCAACACGCAATCCGGCCGCCGCTCGCGCCCGTCGCGCTCAACGCGCGCCGGAAGCTCGCTCTGCCCGGCCTCATACGCCGGTCGGCTTGATGCTCGCCGCGTTCAACGCGGCTCGAACAACGAGTGCGGTTCGTTCGCAAAGCTCACTCACGACCCAACGACCACGCGCACCCGTAATGCGGAAAGCCCTCCGCTCGCCACCGGGCACGTCGCCCGCCCGCGTCGCTGGCGATCCGGGTTGGCCTTAGTCACGGCGAGGCGCTGGCACTGCGACGGCGTTCCTTCGTTCACGTCCGACGTCGTGTCCCGCGTCCATCGTCCGAGTCTTGTCGGCCAACCCTCCTCGTCCCGCGCCACCGTCAGGCGACCTGCTTTCCCCTGCGCGCACTACTTACCTTATGCCCAATATGCCCTCCTTCGGAGCGAGTCCGGCACCCTGTCAGGGCACCCGCCCGGAGGCATTTTTGACATAAGGTGGAGTAGTGCTGCTCGGGCCGGTGGCTCGCTTCGGGCCTCTCCAGTGTGCGGCGCGCGAATCAATTCCACTGCGGCTTCGCCGCGCCTCAACGAAGATTCTAGCGGCGCTACGCGCAATGGATAGGTTCCCCCGCGCCCGCCCTGGCCGTCCGTTGGCGGTGCATTGTTCCCGATGCCACCTCGCTCGCAAGGCATCGTCGGTTCTGCCGTCGCCACGCGCCCCCATCGTTCTCTCGCTTCGCTCGTTCACTGGGGAGCTTCCCCCCGCCACCCAAGCAGGGCGGTGGCCCCGCCCGTCCCTGTCGGCCTAGCTTCGCTGGCCGACCGGCGGGCTTGCGCGCCTCTGGCGCGCCGCTTCGCCCTGTCACCCGCGCGCTCCGCGCCAAGCCAGCGGGCGACGGGCTCCGCCTTCGTCGGGCCGGGCGCGCCGAGCCGCGCGTCGGCCCTCCTGCGCCTCGGCGGCGGCAAGAATGCCGCCCACTCGTTGCGGCGGGCTATCGCCCGTCGCTGCAACCCGAACCGTTCACGCGCGTTTTAAGCCATCGCCAAATCCGCCCCCGCGCGTGCGTTGACACCCCGCAACGGCGATGCCCATCGCCGTCCCGAAAGCCGACAAGGTCGGGCGCAGCTCCAAGTTCAGCCGCGCCCTGTTCGACCGCGTCCTCGTGGCGATCCGTGACGGCGCGCCGTCCCTGAACGCCATCGAGACGCAAGGCATAGACCAATCCACGTTCTACCGGCATTTGCAGCGCCAGCCGGATCTCGTGCCGCTGCTCCAAGCCGCCCAGCTCGAACGCGACCGCGTGCGGAACGCGTCGCGCATCGAGGAGGCCGAGCAGGAGTTGAAACGCCGTGGCATCGACGGCTGGACGGAGCCCGTTTTCGACGCGAAGGGCCAGATGTGCGGCGAGCGTCGCCGCTACTCCGACGCGTGCCTGATTTTCTTCCTCAAGGCTCACAAGCCCGAGCTTTACAGAGACCAGCCCACCACGGTCGTCGCCACCCAAGTCAACATCACGCCCGAGAAGGAAAAAGACATCATGCGTGAGTGGCGCTCCCGCCTCGGTGCGACGGAAACCCCGGCACCGGCCCCGGCCACGCCGCCCGCGCCATGAGTGCCGCCCGCAAGAAATCCAGCACACCCGAGCGCCGTCTCGCGGTCACTCCGCTCGACCTGCTTTTACCCTACCAACGGGCTTGGGTGCAGGACACCGCGCGTTTCAAAATCTGGCTCAAGTCCCGTCAGATCGGCGGCTCGCTTGCCGCGTCCTTCGATGTTGTCGCCGACGCCATCGAGACCGGCGGTGACTGGGTGATCCTAAGCGCGGGCGAACGGCAGGCCTTGGAGTTCATGGACAAGGTCAACCGTGCCGCGTCCATCTTTTGCGACGCCGTCAGCTACTCGTCGGGTCGCGAATACCGTCCCGAGATTCAGAAGTCCCAACTACGGTTTCCCAACGGTGCGCGCGTGCTCGCACTCCCCGCCAATCCATCCACCGCACGCGGCTACTCCGCCAACCTCGTCCTCGACGAATTCGCATTCCACGAGAACCCCGAGGAAATCTGGCGCGCGGTTTATCCGATCATCTCCAACCCGCTGCGCGGCGCATTGAAACTCCGCGTCATCTCCACGCCCGCCGGTCGGAACAACAAATACTTCGATCTCTGGGAACACGCACCCGCGTTCTCCCGCCACAAGACCAGCGTTTACGACGCCGTCGCCCAAGGTCTCGCCCTCAACATCGACGAACTCCGCGCCAACCTCGCCGACCCCGACGGCTGGGCGCAGGAGTTCGAGTGTCAGTTCATGGAGCACTCGTCGCAGGTGTTCTCCGCCGAACTGGTCAAGGGCTGTGAAAGCGAAGACGCCACCCTCGACGCGCCCGAGGCGCTGTTTTCCCGCGAGTCCCGCGTCCGCCCCGCGCTCTTCGTCGGCATAGACGTTGGCCGCAAACGCGACCTCACCGTCGCCTGGACTTTGGAGCGCCTCCACGGCGGCCAACTCGTTACCCGCGAGGTGCTCGTCCTCGACCGCATCCCGTTCCCGCAGCAAGAGGCCATCCTCGCTCCGCGTGTCATGGCCGCCGCCTTTACCGCGATTGATGCGACCGGCATCGGCGGCCCGGTGAGCGAACACCTCGCCGCCGCCCTCGACGAAACCCGCTTCGAGGGCGTCACCTTCACGGGCGACCGAAAACGCGAGCTATTCGAGCGGCTCAAGAAGACCATGCAGGCGCGCACCGTCACACTGCCCGCCGCCGCCGTCATCCGCGACGACCTCGGCAGTATGCAGCGCATCGTCAGTCCCGGCGGCACCATCCGCTACGCCGCCGCCCGCACCGCCGACGGTCACGCCGACCGTTCGACCGCGCTCGCGCTCGCTGTCCATGCCGCCCAGCGCAACCCCTCCGCCGGGTGCGGAGCGTTCGCCGCCGAGCGCGTGCCGACCGGCCTCAACGCACGCCATCGCCCTGCGCTAACCCGCTACCGCGGCGCGTGGGCGCGATGACACGGAACCCCGAGCATGTCCGATTCACCAACTCCCTCCAAATTGGCTGCGCCAATAATCCGTCCCTCCGCTCGCGACTACGAACCGCAGCTTTTCGGCCGCTCGCTTTCGCCCGACACCGTCGGCGCGTTGCTCGATGCCGGCGCCCGTGGCGACCTCGCCGCGCAAAGCGATCTTTTCAACCTGATGGAGGACACCTGGCCGCGCCTCCGTGCCAACCTTCAGAAGATCAAGAACGCCATCCGCAAGCTGCCGCTGAACGTGCAGCCCTTCACCCCGAAGAACGGCAAGCCGTCCGTGTCCGCGCAGGAAAAAGCCGCCTTCGTCGAGTCCGCGCTCCACCTTCAACGCGGCTACGTGGATACCACGCGCGCCCCGCTTGGCTCCGCCGTTTACGAACTCATGGACGCCGTTGCGCGAGGCCTATCCGTCGTCGAAATCGACTGGACGACCGACACCACCGGCTTCGTCGTCCCAATCGGCTTCCGCCGCGTGCCATCGCGTTACCTCGGCATCAACACCGACGGCACCCTCGCGCTCCGCCTTGATCCCGCCGCGCTCTCCGCGCTCTCTACGCTCACGCCATTCGCCAAACACCCCGGCAAATTCCTGACTGGCGTTTTCCAGTCCAAGTCCGGTGCGCTCGGCGAGGCCGCCCAGCTCCGCGCCCTCGCTCCGCTTTGGCTCGGTCACATGCTCGGTTGGGAATGGCTTGTTCAGAAGGCCGAACTTTTCGGCACGCCTCTACGTTGGGCCAACTACCCGACCACCGCCACCCAGGCCGAGATCGACGCCATTACCGCCGCGCTCCGCAACATGGGCACCGCGTCATGGGGTGCGTTTCCGCAAGGCACCAACCTGCAAATCATCCAAGGCACCACGCCAGGCGTCGCCGGCCCCAACGACCCGAGCGAACGGCTCATGGGCATCGCCGACCGCGCGTGCGACATCATGCTTCTCGGTCAGAACCTCTCCGTTGAACACAACGGCCAAGGCAGCCGCGCAGCCAGCGAGGTTCACCGCGAGGTCGAGTTGGATCTGTTCGAGACCTACGCCGAGTTCGTCGTCGCCATCCTGAACGACCAGCTCATCCCGCAGTTGATCGCGCTCAACTGGGGAAGCGCCGAGGAGATCCCGTTCGTTGAGGTTGAGATTTCGCGCCCCGGTCGCGAGCAGGACATGGCCGCCCGCGACAAAACGCTCTTCGTCGAAATGGGCCTGCCCGTCTCGCTCCAATACCTCTACGAACGGCACAAGGTGCCGACGCCCGACGCAGGCGAGGCACTTTTCACGCCTGCCAAACCCGTTGCTCAGGCCGTGCCGACGGAACCGAAACCAGCCCCCGCCGACGCCAAGGCGTGCGCGTGCGGTTGTGGCGTCCCAATCGACGCCACATCGGAAAGCAGCGCCGAACTCTCCGCCCGCCAAGCCGCCGCGCAGGCCGCGTTCCCGCAACAGGTCGCCGAGGCCAACGCCGCCGATGAATACCTCGTTTGGGATGCGACCCTCGACAACCGCACCACGCCCCTTTGCCAAGGTCGCCACGGTCGCCGCTGGGGTGACGGTTGGTTTTCGCCGCCACCCGCGCACTACAACTGCCGCAGCGTTTTGATCCGCGTGCCCAAGACCGGCTACCAGTCGCCGGATTGACACGGCGACGACGGCATGACCGCCGCCATCGCCGCTCCGCTTCACGCCGCCTTTTCCAACGCCCTCGCCGAGGGCTCCGCGCTCCCCGCCGACATCCAATACATGCCGCCCGGTCGGCATCGCATCCGCGCCTCCCAGGGCGGCAAACCCGTCTCGGTAGAGGTCTCCGTCAGCGCCGCGACCGCTGCCGTGCTCCAAACTTTTCTCGCGGCCAAGATGACCGCTGCCGCCGAAGGCCGCGAAGATCGGCCGTTCTTCGATTTCAACCACGACGACCGCGAGGCCTCCGCCTGGCCCACCGAGTTCTACTGGGCCGGTGACGATCCGCAGACCGGTGGCGTGCGCGCCCGCCTCGAATGGTCGGACGCCGGCAAACGCGCCGTCGAAGGCCGCACGTTCCGCCGCTTCTCGCCGACCTTCCACCTCGACGCCTCCGGCCACGTCACCGGCTCCGAGATCAACATGGGCGGCCTCGTCAATCGCGCCGCCTTCAAGCGCATCGCGCCCCTGTTCGCCGCCGCCCCCGTTGACACCGCGACCGAGCCGATGCCCATGCAAACTCTCATCTCCACCCTCCGCTCGCTCTCGCTGGTCGAGGCGTCCGCCACCGAGGAGGCCGACCTCGTCACCCAGGTCTCGCGCTCCGTCTCCGCCCTCAAGTCTCAGGTCTCCGACCTTCAGGCCTCGCTCGCCACTCAGGCCCGCCAACGCGCCGAATCGCTGGTTGATGCCGCCGTCCGCGCCGGTCGCCTCCCGGCGAAAGACACCGACGCGCGCGGCTTCTGGGTCGATGCGCTCCTCCGCGACGAGGCCAAGGCCGTGAAGGCGCTCGACGCCCTCACCATCAATCCGGTGCTCGCCCGCCTCACCCCCGGCCACGAGGACGCCGCCAGTCCCGCGAACCTCATCACGCGGCAGGAGCAGAAGCTCGCCGCCGTCCGCGCCGCCCACCCGAGCGCGGATTTCCAAACCATCTACGCCAAGGCCAAAGCCGAAGCGCCCGAACTCTTCCGCTAACCGCCCGCCCTCATCCTTCCCATGAAGACCTCTCTCGCCCGCACCAACGCCATTCTCTCCTTCGAGGCCGCCGCCGATCTCACCGGCTATGTCGGCCGCTTCGTCATCCTCACCGCTGGCAAAGTCGCCCTCGTCAGCTCCTCCACCGTCAAGCCCTTCGGCGTCCTCCTCACCGACGGCAAGGCCGGTGACCGCGTCACCATCGCCATCGGCGCGGGCGGTCTCGCCGGCACCGTCCGCGTGAAGCTCGCCGCCACCGTCTCCACGGTCGGCAGCTACCTGCAAACCACCGCCGACGGCCGCACCCAGACCGACGCCGCCACCGGTGCCCGCACGCTCGTTGCGCAGGCCCTCGAAACCGGAGCCATCGATGAACTCATCGAGGCCGTCCTCATCGCCCCGCAATCCCTCACCTAAGCCGCCCGCCCTTTAGCCCTCAGCCCACACGCCCATGTCTTCCACCAAATACAACGTCACCCTCACCAACTACGCGCGCGGCCTCGCCCAGGACATCTCCGCCACGCTCGCCAACTTCCTCGCACCCGAGGTGGTTGTTCCCGCCGCCACCGGCCAATACAAGAGCTTCGACGACAAGAACACGTTCCAAGTCATCGACACCTCCCGCGCCGTGGGCGGCCCCGCCAAGCGCCTTGAGTTCGCCGCCAGCGATCCGACTTACAACTGTCTCCCGCAGGCGCTCGAAATCGCCATCGACGACCACGAGCGCGACGAGGCCGGCCAGAACGATCCGCTCCGCCTGGAGGAGGCCAAGACCCAGACCCTCGTCTCGTCCGCCGTCACCTCGCACGAGGCCAAGGTATTTGCCGCGCTCACCGCGCTCGCCGCCGCGACCAACATCACCCTCGCGAGCGATGATCCCATTGCGAAGATCGACGAGCAGATCGAGGCGCTCGCCACCGACACCGGTCGCATGCCCAACCGCCTCGTCATCGGCCTCCCGCTCTGGAATAAGCTGCGCAACAACGCCAAGGTCATCGCCCGCTTCCCCGGCGCGGCTTCGGTCGGCGTGAGCATGGCGCAGTTCTCTTCGCTCCTGCTCAACCCGAGCATCGACATCCGCGTCGGCATCCTCGCCAAGGACACGACCAAGCTCGGCGCGGCCAAGGCCAACGTGAACATCGTCGGTCAACAGCTCGTCGTCTTCCACGCCAACGCCAGCCCCACGCTCTACGATCCGAGCTTCATGAAGACCTTCCGCCTGCGCCGTGGCGGCGTGGACGTCGTCCGCACCTACCGCGACGACTCCGCCCGCTCCGACATCCTCGCGGTCGATTGGTCGGAAGACATCCGCGTCACGTCCTCGGTCTGCGCCCGCAAGGTCACCGGCAGCTAAACCCAAAACGTGGCACCCAAGGGCGGCAGGTCTCACGACCGCCGCCCTTTTTCATGCCCAACTCCTCACACCATGCTCTCCACCGTTCTCTCCGTCCTACGCGACCCCGTGCCCTACCGGGGCGGTCTCGGCATCTTCGCTATCGTCACCCTCGAACGCCTCAACGCCTTCGTCGGCCTCATGGTCGGTCTCGCGACCTTGGTTTACCTCTGCCTCCGCATCCGCCGGGAGTATCGCGACCGCCACCGACCACCGTCCGCCGAATGA